CAGATGAGAGTGCTGAAGCGCGCGCAGGCCGACCTCCCGTATCGGGAGGCCGGCCTTTCTGTTTGGCGCCTCGGCGGTCTCGAGGCGCTCGTGAAGTGGCTCGAGGTGAAGCAATGAGCACGCGAAAGGAATGCCTCGACCTGCTCCGCTCGGTCGGGCGCGCGAGTGCGATGAAGGGCACGATGGTCTGGCTCTGGATCTCGACCCTCACGGACATGCTGAAGCGCAGTCGCAAGCGCTCGACGAAGACGATGATCAAGACGGCCGCGCGTACGCTCGCCGATGACGACGAGCTCCGCGCCGCGTTCGAGTCAGTGGTCCGCCTCGGGGAAGGGCGGTCTGTCGCCATGTGGATCACGCAACGCTTCGGCCCGGCCCCGCTGACCGAGGAGCAGCGCCTCGCGGCGCGCCTCGCCGGCGTTCAGGCGAAGGCCAAGCGCGAGGAGGCCCACGCGCGCGCCAAGCTCGCAGAGCATGAGACCGCGCTGAAACGAGAGCGTCAGGCGGTCAAGCGCTGGCGCGCGAAGGTCCGCTACTACGACCGGAAGGGGGCGAAGAATGGCAACGAGCAAGCGTGACCTCGAGCTCTATCGCGACGAGCTCCTTCGGCGTGTGAAGCGTATCGTGGTCGAGCTCGATGAGGTCATCGAGGAGATCGAAAGCGCCGGCGTCGACTCGCCGGAGTTCTGGACGCCCTTCGACGTTCGGCGCACCGCTCTCGACCTCAAGACGGGGCGCCATTGCGTCGAGGGGGTCGAGGACAAGCTACTCCAGGTGGGCCGGTGGGCTGAGATCAACAAGGCAGGGTCATGGGCAACAGTCCGACAGCGCATCAAGAAGAAGTGATCGCGAGCATCGCTGCGCGGGTCGCGCGTCGGTACGTCCGGCGCGCCTCATGGAGCAACGAGGACGATCTCTATCACGAGGCCCTCGTCACCGCGTACGAAGCGCGTGAGTCGTGGACGCCATCGGTCGGTGTCCCGTTTCAGGCGTATGCTTGGCAGGCTTGCCTTCACCATCTGAAGCGCTTCGTCTGGAATGCGAGTGCCCCGGTTCGCCTCACGGACTGGGCGCTGCGCCACAACCTCCAGCCGAGGGGCGGGGGCCTCGAGCTCGCCGACGACCTCCCGGACCCGCAAGCCCTGGCCGACGAGCTCGTCATCGAACACGACTGGCTGAAACGTCTGCGCGACCAGCTCCTGTTCCTCTTCTTCGAGCACCGCTCGGAGCTCGAGGGACAGGTAGCCGTTCGGGTGGTGCTCGACGAAGATCCGCCTCGCGTGGTAGCGCGAGAGCTAGGCCTACCCGTCACGCAGGTCTATCGCATCGCACGCAGAGCCCGGCTGCTCCTTGAGCAGAACGCCGTGCTCTTTGATCTCTGGAAGGAACGCACCGATGAAGATGGCGGCGACTAAGATCCTCAACATCCTAGAGCTCCCGCTCGCACGACTCGAGGAGGACCCCAACAATCCGAACTACATGGCGCCAGAGCAGCTCGAGGCGCTCGCGAACGTGATGCGAGAGACCGGCTGCTTGCAGCCCCCGCTCGTCCGCAAGCTCGAGAAGGACCGCTACCGCATCATCGATGGGCACCACCGCGCCGCGGCGGCGCAGAAGGCGGGCCTCTCGAGCATCCCGTGCGTCGTCGTCGAGACTGACGAGGAGGCGGCCATCATCCTGCAACTCGGGATGAACAAGATTAGGGGCGAGCTCAACTTGGGAGAGGTGGCCAAGATCATCGCCGACCTCGACGCACGCGGCTGGACGAAGCCGGAGCTCGCGTTGACCGGGTTCAGTGCCGAGGAGCTCGACGATCTCCTGAAGGCAGCGACCGCTCCGACCGACGAGGAGGTCCTCGAAGGTGCAAGCCTTGGGTTGAGTAACGACGCGGCTCCTCCCGCCGAAGAGCCGGGTGGCCCCTTCGAGCTCGTGATTCCGTTCGCGACCAAGGATGAATTGCAGCGCGCGAAGAAAGGACTACGACGCGCAGCAGGCAAGGGGCGCGAACTAGGTGAGGGTCTGCTAACGCTGCTAGACACGCAAGAGTAGCGATGTTACGAAAAAGGAGCACGATGATGGAGCAAGAAGGGATCATGAGGGAGGCCGGATACGTGACGGCTGCGGAAGCAGCGCACGCAGTCGGTTTGAAGAACGTCGGCACGATTCACCGGAGGATTGTCTCCGGGAACCTCATCGGGGCGCGGGCCGGCTACCACTGGTACGTGCTCGTGAAGAGCCTGCTCGAGGCTTACGCGGACGCCCCCCCGCTCCTTGCCCGCATTCGTGCCCTTGGGGTCGAGGCCAAGGACCCCCCGCCCGCTGCCCAGAACGGCGCCAGCGTGGCGCCGCGTGCCAGGAAAGGGGGGAAGGCCCGTGGCCGGCGCGCTCGGTAAGAAGCGGGGCTCGGTCCTCCAGGGGGGGCGGCTGGCGGGAGACCCCCCGGTTCGCTCAGCGCGGGCGCAGCGGCGCCTTCTCGCGAAGGGGGTGGCGCACGAGCTCTCGGACCATCCGTGCGGCGAGTGCAAGGCATGCTGCACGGTGAAGCAGGTGGCCGAGATCGTGAAGCCCGAGGGCGTCGCGTGCCAACACCTCTGCGAAAAGGGGTGCGGGATCTACAAGACCAAGCCCAAGTCGTGCAGCGACTACAACTGCATCTGGCGTGTCGGCCTCTTCGACTTCATGGGTGAGCTCGGCGCTGAGTTTCGCCCGGACAAGTGCGGCCTCGTCTTCGATGTGAACGACACCCATCACCAGGGCCAGCAGATGCTCGTCGTCCGCGAAGTAGTGGAGGGGGCAATCGAGAGGCGGATGAGCACGCTGCATACGCTCTGCGCGATGGGCTACGTGATCTATCTCGTCGAGGGCGAGCGGCGGCGCATGATGGGACCGGAAGAGAAGGTTCGCGCGATTCAGGAGGCCGCGCGTCGACGCCTCCCGCTGCACATGCGATGAAGGTCAGATGCGCATCCAAGTCGGAACGCTCACGTCGAAGGTCCTAAGTGGTGATCGAGCAGAGCACGCGTGGCTCACCGACTACCTATCGTTCGAGGACCTGAAGTTCAGTGGACAGGGATCGAGGCCGAAGGTCGTTGTCACGTCGCTCTACGATGTGACGACAGGAAGGTTCCCCTCTGGGTTCCTGACTATGATCTCCAAAGCTGCGGATGACGAGGGCGTCAAGATCGAACTCGTCGATACACGCATAGCGCCGTGCGCCCCGGACCCGAACGCTGACCTCGAGTGGCTCCGCGACTATCAGCGCGCCGCAGTCGAGGCGGTGCTACGTAAGCACCGCGGCATCCTCTGGCTTCCCACGGGTGCGGGCAAGACCGAGATCATCGTCGGCCTCACGCGCGCTATCCCTTGCTTCTGGCTTGCCCTCGTTCACCGCGCGCAGCTCGCCGACGACATCGCCTCGCGGTTCGAGAAGAGATCGCCAGGCCTCACCGCAGGCCGCATCCTTGAAGGCGACGCCGACATCCCCGACGACGCGCAGCTCGTCGCGGCGACTTTTCAGACCCTCGTGTCGTGGTTGAAGCGAGACCCCGACGATACGCTGCACATGATGGGCAAGCACCTGCTCGCTAAAGCGCAGGGACTCATCGTCGACGAGACACACACGCTTCCGGCCGACACGTTCTACAACGTGGCGATGAAGACCGCGAACGCGTACTACCGCATCGGTCTATCGGGCACGCCCCTTGCGCGCGGCGACAAGAAGATGCCCAAGCTACTCGGCGCGCTCGGACAAGTGATCTATCGCGTGAAGACGCAGCTACTTGTCGACCGCGGTGTCCTCGCGCGCCCAACGGTGCGGCTCGCGACGGTGACGCAGATGAGCGCGCGGCCGACCTGGCAGGGCGTCTACGGCGAGTGCGTGGTGCGCGGCGCATCTAGGAACCAAACGCTGGTCTCCCTCGCGCGACGAGCGACCAAGCCCGGCTTCCTCTTCGTGCAGCAAGTCGAGCACGGAAAGGCGCTAGCGAAGATGCTGATCAACGCCGGCATCAAGGCCGACTTCGTGTGGGGATCACATTCTCTCGCGTGGCGCAAGAGCCATATCCGCCGCCTCGTGCAAGGGCACTTCGATGTGCTCGTCTGCTCGAGTGTCTTCCAAGAAGGCATCGACGTCCCCGAGCTCCGCAGCGTCATCGTGGGCAGCGGAGGTAAGTCGGTCATCGCGACGCTCCAGCGCCTCGGCCGAGGCATGCGTGTCGAGCGACGCGGTGACGGCTCTGTCGTCGACGGTGGGGACCGCTTCGAGGTATGGGACATCGCCGACCGCGGCAACGATTGGCTCCAGCGTCACGCGCGCGAGAGACTCAACGCGTATACGGGCGAGGGCTTCGAGACGTTCATCGAGCCCGAGGGACCGGCCGCGCTAGTGAGCGCGCGCTGAACCGCTGCGCGACCGCGCAGGCATTCTCGCCACGTAAGGAAAAGCGCCACAATTCCCGCGCCGCGGGGAGTTTTCCACAAGATGTCCACAATCCCTTGTGGGTTCCTCGTCTTCCGAAAAGCTCCAGCGCGTGACTGAAAGGTCTTGCGCGGCCGAGCTGCCGCAAGTATTCCACCTCCCATCGCCGCAGTGCTGACCGGGCGCCCACGGGGCAAACGGTCAGGGCGCGAGGTCCCCACTACGCCGGGGGGCCGGTGGCGCTTTGAAAGGGAGGCCTCGTGAAACTCGGTATCATCACAACCCGCTTCGCCCCCGGAAGCGAGCGTGCGTCGGAAAACCTCAGCGATCGAGAAGCGACGGAAAGCGCGGCTACGGCCCCCTCCCCTGTCGTGAATCTCGCTGAGGTCGGCGTTCGCCGCTCGCTCGCTTCCGGGGACGAGGCGTGCGCGCTGTAGTCGGGCTTCACGGCGTCCACGCGGCTGTCGCGGGGAGCGCAAGCGTCGAGGAGTCTCTCCTCCGCAAGAAACTGGGCGAGCCCGCCTGGCACGTCTGGCAAGTCCTCATCCACAACCGCGACGCGACGGGCGTGACATCGATCACTCGTCGCGGCATCGCGAAGCACAAGCGCTTCACGCACGTGCCCGGCTGGCAGGTGATGAAGGCCATGACGCGCCTTCGCCTCGCCGGCCTCGTCGTCGATGCCGGCTGGAAGGTCAAGGCCGTGCCGCAGGGCACGAAGGTAGTCGTGCGAAAGGTGTTCGAGCGCGTGGTGCGTGGCGCCTGCTTGCTCCCGATTCGAGGCATCCCTAACCGCTGCCTCGTGCCCGACGCGACGCGCATGTGGATGGCGAATGCGACGGCGAGAGGGGGGGCGAGAGCGGGTGCTGGTCGCAAGCCCGACAAGCCTGGCAAGCTCGCAGGAATTCAAACTGGGTCGGTCGTGTGCCACTGCGATCGCAGTGGCTCAGGGAATTCAAACTGGGTCGATGGGATCGCCCTCGGAGGAATTCAAACTGGGTCACCGATAGAGAAAGAGAATATGAATAAGAGAATATCGGGAGATGGGACTTCCCTCCCTTCGGTCGGGAAGACCCCCGCCGCGGCGAGCGCGGCGGTCCCCCTTCTCGAGTTTGAGGGAGGGCTCGCCGGGGGTGCCACGCGAATGGGGCCCCCCCTCGGGGCACCCCTTGCGGGCGTCCCGAGGTTCCCAGGTAACAGCGTCGTGGGTTCCCTCGCCTACCCGGACGCGCCGATGCTCGACCCCACCGCGAAACCCGCCGAGCTCGCCGCGGCGCTCGCGAGGGCCTTCCGCGGTGTCGTCGAGGCGCGCTACGGCGGTCGGTGTTGGGTGCTCGCGAAAGGCGACATCACGGGGGCGAAGCCCTACAAGGCACTCGTCGCATTCGCCACGTTGCTAATCGACCATGAGATACCGCCTGCCGCGTGGTGTGCGCACCGCATCGACAAGTGGCGCGCAACTGAGGCAGCTAAGAGCGGGAGGCAACCGACGCTCAACTACGTCTTCTCGCCGAAGGCTATTAGCGACGAGCTCCGCTGGCAGTATCGGCAGGAGTACGGTGATAGCAAGCTAGGCGGACGGGTCATCTTCACGAAGGCGCATCTAGACCTCCTTCGTCGCTACCAGCGAATGCACAACGACATCACCAGCGGGACTCCTCGCGAGGTGGCCGTCGATGCTCACTTCCCGGACGGGCTCTACGACGTACTCGTCGACCGGGCGCGTATGGAGATCGTCGAAGAGCGTAACCGACTCGAGAGCATGATCAAGCGCGGGGTGTTCGTATGGTGATGCCGAAGAAGATCGTCCCCTACAATCTGGACGCAGGCTTCGAGAAGCAGGTCGTCACGCTCGCGTGCTCGTCGCCTCGCTTCTATGGGCGCATCGGGCACGCGTTGGACCCGGAGCTCATGAAGCTCGAGCCGAGCAAGCACGCGCTGCGCGCGGCGCACCAGATCAACAACGACGTGGGCCATGGCCCGTCGAGTGGCACGATGGTCATTCAACGCCTGCGTCGTTGGATGGCGGACGGCAAGGTCACACTCGAAGCGATCAAGGAGGTCGCTGAGCTCTTCGATGATGCCGAGGACACCGGCGTTGATCCCGAGGACTCGGTGGTCGCCGAGCTCGCGCCGCTCCTCCGCCAGCGCATTCGCGACGAGGCGGTCGATGCTGCGATCGCAAGCTACGGCAAGCAGGGGGACCTATCGCGCGTCGTCGAGCTCGAGACGAAGGCTGCGCGCATCGGCCAGGTCGACACGAGTGTCGGCACGGTCCTCGGGTCCGAGTCTTTCGACGAGATCGTCAAGCTGAAGGACCTCATGCGCCTTCAGCTAGGCGTCATGGAGCTCGACTCGACCCTCGATGGCGGTCTCCAGAGCGGTGGCCTCGGCATCCTCGTTGGCGCCTCGGGCGACGGGAAGAGCATGGGCCTCTCGCACATCAGCGGGGTCAATCTCGTCGGTGGGCTGTTCATCGCCTACGCGACCCTCGAGCTCCCGAAGGAGGTCGTCCTCGCGCGCATCAAGGCGAACATCACCGGCGTACCGATCAACACGATGCTCAACGGTGACATCGAGGAGGCCCGCCAGCGCCTCGAGTCACTCGCACACAAGCTCGGGCGCCTCGTAGTGCAGGAGTTCTCGCCGAAGACAACGACCGTCGACGATCTCAAGGCGTGGGTCGACAACTGCGAAGCGCAGGCCGGCAGGAAGATCGACCTCCTTGTCGTTGACTATGGGGACAAGCTCGGCGCGAAGGCGAAGAAGGGCGAACAGCAGAACGAGTACACGGGCGCGCTCGCAGTGTTCGAGGGCCTCCGCGTCTACGCGCACGACCGGAAGATCTTCTGCTGGACGGCCTCGCAAGCCTCGCGGCAGAAGGACCGGAAGAAGCGACTCGATCTCAACGACGTCGCCGACTCGATGCACAAGATTCGCGTCGCAGACCTCGTCATCACTCTAAACCTCCGCGACGACGGAACCGAGGAGCCGATGATCGTCTTCTACATTGCCAAGCACCGCACGGGGAAGTCTCGCGTAGAGATCGGCCCCATGCCCACCGAATACGAGCGCGGGCGGATCTGCCCGATTGTGGAGCCGACATGATCGACCGAGAGCGCTTCATGAAGAAAGTCCGCGTCACGCCAGGCCCGCTCGAGACGCCGTGCTGGATCTGGAAGGGGAAGACCGACCGCGGCTACGGCCGCTTCGATCTCGACGGCCGGAAGCAGCGCGCGCATATCGTCGCCTACCGCACGTGGCGCGGTGAGGTCCCTCCGGGCCTCGTCCTCGATCACCTCTGTCGGAATCGAGCCTGCTCGAACCCTGCGCACCTTGAACCCGTGACGAATCGAGTGAACGTGCTGCGCGGGGAGAACCACGTCGCCAAGCGTGCGCGCACCACGCATTGCCCATCGGGGCACGCGTATTCCGCCGAGAACACCTACCGAGATGCTCAGAACCGTCGCTACTGCCGAGCCTGTCGGCGTGAGCGCGCTCGCACGAAGAGGGTCGCAGCATGAGAGATCAAGACCAGCTCGTCCTTGACGCGATCGGCGGTAGACGGCCGAACAGCAAGGGGCGGATACGTGCAAACTGCCCGTTCTGCGCGATGGTCGTCGGAAAGGTCGACCGCAAACAGTGCTTGGAGCTCAACATCAACGGTGGATGGTGGAAGTGCTATCGCTGCGAGAGCTCGGGGCGTGTGGGCGACATGCCTTTCGACCTGGCGACCGCCCAGCCGACCCGTCCGCTGGGAGACGAAAAACCCCCCGTGAACCTCCCGGACGGCTTCGTCCCGCTCTGGAAAGCCGAGGGGAAGGCCGCAATCACCACGGAGCCAGCTCGCCGATACCTCGACCGGCGCCGCGTGCCCCCCGACATCGTCGAGGCGGCGCGCATTGGAGCTTGCGTTCGCGGTCCCTTCGCCGGCCGCATCGTCATTCCGATCTACAAGGCCGGCAAGCTCGCGGGTTACGTGGGTCGCATCTGGCGGAAGAAGGGCGATCGGACGTATATGTATAACGCAGGCTTCGAGAGGGCCACGACGCTCTACAACGAAGAGGCGCTCTACGTGACAACCGACGAGCCGGTGCTCGTGGTCGAGGGGGTCTTCGACACCTTCCCATTCTGGCCGGATGCGGTCGCGGTCCTCGGCAAGCCGAGCGAGCCGCAGGTCGAGATGCTGTTGAAGGCGCGACGTCCCATCGCTGTCGTGCTCGACGGTGACGCGCACCGCGAAGGAACCGCCCTCGCCATGGGGCTCCGCTTGCGCGGAAAGAACGCCGTCGCCTTGCGCCTTGCGCCTGGCGTCGATCCCGATGAAGTGCCCGGCAACGTCCGCGCGCGCGCCCGCGCGGCTTTCGCAGCGTGAAGGAGGAACAATGATCGAATACGAACAAGAGTCGAATGCTGACGAGCTTCTCGAGCTCGAGCTGACTGATGCCGAGACTGAACTCGAGAACGCCGGGTTCCCATCGCTTGCAGCGGCGGTGCACCGCGCGAGGAAACGCCTCCCCGCGTTCGAGCGGGTCATCGGCAATCGCGTGCCGGACGTTCCCTCGGGAGTCGTCCTCGAGCTCACGCAACTCACGCTGCCAATCGGAGATTGCCATGCGTGACGACGATCCCACCGTTTCGTTTCAGCGCGTGACCTGCAAGAAGGCCACGGAGAAAGCGCTGCTCTGCGACATCGATGGGCAGGACTTCTGGATTCCGGTGTCGCAAGTCCACCCGGACTCCGAGGTGTACGACGAGGACCATGAGGGCACACTCGTCGTGTCCGAGTGGATCGCGAAGCAGAAGGGCTTGATCTGAGATCTGAGAGAAAGGAACCGCACGCCATGTTGATCAATTCGTTTTCGGGACATATGAACGTTGGGGACGAGAGCTACGAGGTCGCCTTCGACCAGAACGTGCTCACCGTCCAGGGCCTCACGCACGACCAAGCTGTCACGGCTGTTCGTGCGATGAGTGAGTCACTCGGCGCAACGCCGGCGCCTGCGAAGAAGAAGTACGATCTCGCGGAGACCGGGCGCACGTCGAGCGCCAAGCCGAATCAGGCGAACGTGCGCAAGCCTGCGCCGGCCCCCGAGCCGGAGCCCGAGCTCAGCGAGGAGGAGATCGAGGGCTTGGAGGCGCTCGCAGAGAACACGCCGAACGCGGTCGAGGCCGCGGGATACCGCGGCGCCGCGCAGGCGGCCCGCCGTGGCCCGCCCATGCCGCGGGTGGACACGGGTGCCATCGCGCAAGCGGCGGCCATCACCAAGCCCAAGGAGGCGCCCGTCAAGCCCAAGGCGGCGCCGAAGGCGAAGGCCGCGCCCCCGCCCCCGCCCTCGGAGGCGCAGGTCGAGGAAGAGGAGCTCGAGGAGAACGAGCACGGCGTTCAGATGCCGAAGGGCCACATGGCGCGTGTGCGCGCCGCGCACGGCCCGCTCGAGGGTGAGGAGGTCGAGGAAGAGGAGACGGACATCCCTTTCCCCGAGGAGCAGCCGAAGGCGAAGGCGAAGGCCGCCAACGGCAAGGCGACGACGAATGGCGTGAACGGGCACGCAAAGGCGGCGTCCAGCTCTCGCTCTTCGGTCGACGTGCCCGACGAGCTCAAGGCGGCCAAGAAGCTGAAGGACGTCTTGAACTGGATCATCGACCAGGGGATCTCCGACAAGGAGGAGATCAAGGCAAAGTGCGCCGAGCTGCGCCCGCACGTTCCGGTGCTCCAGAGGATCAGCGACATCGACTCGAGGGTCGAGCGCACGCTCGAGGTGATGGAGGCTGGCGAGGACGCCACCTGATGAGCGTCAGGCCTGAAGACGTGTCGCTCGCCGAGGAGCTCAGCACGAAGGGCGGCGTGACCGCCATGGCGCGCTTCCCGGATCTCCAGCCCGTAGAGCAATGGGTGAAGGTGATTCTCGCCCTTCGCGAGCACGGCTACGTGATTCGCAAGGCGGACGACACGTCGGACGGGCCGGACTTCACCGCGGCCTATCGACGGTGCGAACCCCGGATTCGCGAGGTGCTCAAGCGCCTCGCGCCTCCGGGAACCACCGTGACACCGCACCTCGTAGCGAAGGTACAGCAGGAGGTCGTGCGTGTGATCGCGGCCGAGCTCCGCGCCTCGGGCGTGCCGGCGGCGGTCGCCGATACACTGGCCGGTCTCATGAGTGCAGCAATGAGCGTGAAGGCAAAGCAGACATGAAGCTCCCGATCTACAAGGACATGACCACCCCTCGTGCGGACGTCGAGCTCGCGACCCCCGCTGACCGAGAGCACCTACCGCCAGCCGGTCGCTACGGCCGCAAGTGCGATCGGTGTCCGCTCGGTTCGCGAAAGGAGCTCTACAACCCGTGCATGCCCGCGATGGCGATGGGCGAGGGCGAGGGAGGTCTCCTTGTGATCGGGGAGACTGTTGGCGCAGTCGAGGACCGCGCGGGCAAACTCTTCGCCGGCTCCAATGGGCTGATGCTCCGGCAGATCGTGCACAAGCATTGGAAGGGGCCGGTGACCTACGACAACGCTCTTCGGTGCAGTCCTGGGTCGGTGAAGATCAAGGACAAGATGGTTCGAGCGTGCCGCGGCTTCCTGCTCCAGACCATCATGGAGACGCGCCCATCGCGCATCATCACGGTCGGGGCGTGGGCCGCTTATTCTCTCTTCGGGCGCAGCGTCCCCGCGCTCTCGTCGCGTGGCGCTTACGGATGGCTTCGCGGTGGCGAGGACCTCGGCTTCGACTACGGCCCCATCGCTGTCTTCATGACGATTCCGCCAGGTCTTGCTTCTCGCAACCACTTCGTTCGGCGCTGGTTCGAGGAGGACTTGGTCTTTGCTCTCACGTCTCCAGATCCGCCTGCGGGGCCTTGGGAGTCCGAGGCGAGCGTCGTCGAGGACGAGATGCAGGCCCTCGCCGCAGAGCGCGAGCTCATGGCGAATGACTGGGTCTCGTTCGACGTAGAGACCATGGGCCATATGTGGACGCCCGAGTTCCGCATGATCTCTTGTGCGGTGCTCGGGAACCTCGACGACGAGCAGCCGTGGGTCTGGGACGAGAAGGCCCTCTACGACCCCGCGCTACGCGCCCCCCTCGAGCGCCTCCTGATGTCGCGCAAGGTGCCGAAGGTCGGGTCGAACGTGAAGTATGACCAACTCGCGTGGCGCGCCGCGTTCGGCGTGCGGGTCGGGCCGATCGTCGGTGACACGCGCCTCACGCGCAAGCTCCTCGACCCCGAGGCTGCCGGCAAGCTCGCATCGATGGCCGAGCTCGTTGGCATGGGAGGCCTGAAGCAAGACGCCGAAGACCGGATGACGGAGATCAAGTCCAAGGTGAAACGCCGCGTGCGCAAGCAATGGGCGGCGAAGAAGCCCAAGCCCCTCACGCCAGACGAGGCAATCGTTCCCGACTTCGACCTCCACCCTGAGATCGACGCCGTGATGCGCAAGGCGACGCCGGACGAGGTCGACGACCTAGCGGAACGCTATCAGTACGGGATGCTCCCGCACGCGGAGCTCGTCGCCTACAACGCGCGGGACGCCATCGCGACAGCGCGCGTCGAGAACTACGTTCGCGAACGCCTCGAGCAAGAGCCCGAGCTCTCCCGTATCTGGCGCGACGTTGTGCTTCCTGGCTCGGTCGCACTCGAGCGGGTGGAGGCGTGGGGCATTGGCGCGAGTGTCAACGCGATCACCGCCTTCGATAAGTTCCTCTCGGCGAAGGAGCAGGTCATTGCGAAGAAGCTCTCTGCCTACAAGATCGACTGGAACAGTAACCAGCAGATCGCGGAGCTCTTCTTCGGGCAACTGAAGCTGCCCATCATCAAGCGCACTCCGACCGGCGCGCCGAGCACCGACGAGGAGGTGCTGAAGGTCCTCGAGAAGAAGCATCATATCTGCGCTTCCCTCGTAGAGTATCGATCGGTCACGAAGCTGAAGGGCACCTACGCGAGCGGGATGCTCCCTCACATTCGGCCGGACGGACGCATCCACCCGAACATCAAGCTCGACGGCGCGCGTTCGGGGCGGACGTCTTGCACCGACCCGAACCTCCAGAACATCCCGCGTGCGCAGACGGACGAGGGGAAGATGGCTCGCGACTGCTTCATCGCCGCCGTCATGGCAGGGAGCGGCAAGCGGAAGCGGCTGCTCGAGGTCGACTACAGCCAGCTCGAGCTACGTGTCGCTGCGATGCTCTCGGGCGACCCGCTCATGATTCAGATCTTCGAGTCGGGCGTCGACTACCACCTGCGCACGGCGCAGCTCATCGCGCAGGTCGCGTGGAACATCAAGCCCGAGCAGGTCACGGACCAGCACCGCTCATGGGCGAAGAGCGTCAACTTCGGCATTCTCTACGGCAAGACCGCGCGCACGCTGGCTGCGGAGTGGGGCATCGCTATCAGCAAGGCGGAAGCGATCGTTGCCGCGATCATGGGGCAGTTCAAGGTCCTCGACAAGTGGTGTCGCGCGCGGCGTAGCGAGGCCGAGAAGACGGGTGAGGTCTGGACGTGGTGGGCTGGCGAGCGCGCACGCCGCCGCCCGCTCTACCGCATCGCAGATCAGGGCAACGATGGCGCGGCTAGCACCGCTCGGAATGGCGCCGTCAACAGCCCGATTCAGGGCACGGCCTCGGAGTTCTGCGTCGCCTCGCTCATCGAGGTCGTGAAGTGGATTGAGGAGGAGGGGCTCGAGGACAACGTGAAGCTCACGCTCGCGGTGCACGACTCGCTTCTACTCGAGGTGGACGAGGACATGGTCGACGAGACCGCCTACACGGTCAACGAGATCATGATGGGCCACGACTCGAAGAACGTTCCCCTCGTGGTCGACTTCAAGGTCGGCCCATCGTGGGGCTCTATGGAGAAGTACACGCTACCGCACGCTGCTTGAAAGGAACGAACATGCGTTTGATCAAACTGATGATGCTGCCCCCGCTCTGTCTCGCGAGCGTGGGCATGGTGATGGTGATGGGCCTCGCGGGGTGGGGCTGTTACCCGAAGGACTGCGACCCCGCGAAGGACCCACTCCGCTGCAAGTGCCCGCCCGGCCCGTGTGGCGACTACCCCGCCGCCGCCGCGGACGCTGGCAAGGAAGGAGGCGCGCGATGACCGAGGCCCTGCAAGAGAAGCTCGCCGAGCTCGACGGCGACGATGCTGACTTCCTCCGTGAGTGCGTCACGATTCTCCCCGAGGACATTCAGACGCAGTTCGAGGAGATCCCCGGCCAGCTCGCCTACTGGAACGCGCAGTATGGCAAGGCGCTTCGTGCGCACCTCAACGCCGAGATCGATGTGAAGGTAACGCGCGCGAGGGTCTACAACCAGCTCATCGATGGCGCCATCGCGGCGGGTGGGAAGAAGCCGACCGAGGAACACCTGAAGGCACTCGTCGAGGCGAACGAGGACTACATCCAGATGCAGTACGCCTCGGCTGACGCCGAGGCCAAGAAGAACGACCTCTACGGAAAGCTCGACGCGATCCGCTCAAAGAAGGAGATGCTCGTCTCCCTCGGAGCTCATCTGCGCGCTGAGATGGGCGGCGACCCGCTGATTCGAGAAACTGCCGGTGCGCGACGACGTCTCGGTTGACACGGGATCGCCACGGCATCAGAGTGAGCTCTCCACCCGCACGGGAGAAAGAGACCATGAGCGACGACAGGAAGATCATTCGCGTGAGCGCCGAGAGCGACAAGGCCATCAGGACCTACGCGGACCGGAAAGGTGTGGAGGTCGGCGAGGCCGTCGACGCCCTCATCGCCACGGCGGTTAGCCGCCTCAACGCGCTCACGCGCTACAAGAAGACGAAGGATGGGGGAGCGCCCAAGGGCAAGCCGAAGAAGGCTGCGAAGAAGGCTGCCGCGAAGAAGGCGTCGGCGAAGAAGACGTCGGCGAACGGGGCAGCGGCGCACGCGTAACGGGGAGGGCGCTGACCGCGCCCTCGCCGCCTTAGCTTACTGATCACAACCAACACATCACACACATCACATCACGGAGATCACAATGGCAAACGTGCTCAAGTACAACGACTATGACTTGGAAGCGGCGCAGGCGGAGCTCGACGAGACCGAGGCTGCAAGCGGCAAGAAGTTCATGAAGCTGAAGCCGGGGAAGAACATCGTGCGGATCGTGCCGCCGACCTCGGGGCGCTCTCCCTTCCGAGTCACGTACCAGCACTACATCAACATGCCGGGGGCATCGGGCAAGACGCAAAGCGTGATCTGCGCCAAGCTCGAGGCGAAGCAGCCCTGCCTCGTCTGCGCCAAGGTGGACGAGCTTCGGCAGTCGCAAGCGAAGGCGGATCAGGCCGCGGCGAACGACCTCTTCGCGAGGCGTCGCGTGTTCTGCAACGTCATCGATCGCAACGACGAAGAGAGCGGGCCGAAGATCCTCGCCTTCGGCAAGACGGTGCACGAGCAGCTCCTCGCGCTCCGCACGGACCCGAAGGGTGGCGGCAACTACGTCCACCCGGAGGACGGCTTCGACGTCATCATCGAGCGTAAGGGCACGGGGAAGAACGATACGGAGTACACCGTTCGCGGTGACCGCAACTCGTCGCCCCTCGGCCCCTCGGTCGAGGTGATGCAGGAGTGGATCGATACGCAGGAGAACCTCAACTCGCTCGCGATGCTTCCGAGCGCGGACAAGGTCGCCGGCTATCTCAGCGGCGAAGAGGTCGAGGACGAGCCCGCACCGCGCGCTCGCCAGGTCCCCGCCCGCGCAGGGCAGGCATCTGGCTTCCGGCGTGAGGCGGCGCAGACTGGCCGTGTCGCCCCGCAGCAGACGACCTCGCGTCGCCGCGCGCAGGACGACGCGATCGACGTCGAGGCCGAAGAGGCCTGACACCAACTGCCCCCGCGCGTATTGCATACGCGCGCGCCTCAAAGACCGGAGGCGGGTCCTCGCGCGTGTAGAGAGCGCGCGGGGATTAGGGCACGGCTACGCCTTTGCCGTGGAGGGAGTGATGCCTGTTGGAACCGTAGCCGTCGACGACAACGCAGTGGTGACCGGGAGCGGGGCCTCGCTCGAGCTCTTCAACTTCATCCAGACCGAGCAGACCGCGGCGAACCCACTGCCAGACCCGAACAACCCGGACGCAGATTGGGATGGCACCGCCGAGGAATGGCGGATGCTGATGCTGGAACACACCGTCAAGGTTCGGCGAGCATGGGCGCGCGAGGCTATCGCGCACGCGAAGGCGGTCGCCGGCTCGATCTCCGGCGCCAAGCCCCCGGCGATTGCCAGCCTCACCGCGCACAACATCGGGGGCGCGACGATTGTGGAGGGCGACTTCGGCCTGTACTTGTCGAAGACCACCGACAGCTCCTCGCAGAACATGCGCGGCTACGACGAGCCGGCCTCGGGCACGTACACCTTCTCGGTCGGTTTCAATCCGCACGCGGACTTCAACGTAGGCGGTTCCTACTTGGGGATCTACCTGCGGGCTGCCTCGGGGCGCCTCGTTTCGATGGGGATCTCCTACGACAACGCGGTCCACGGGTTCCGCATGAGTGTAGATCAGTGGACGAGTGCAACGGTCTACTCCTCGTCCCCGCTCGCGAGCACGAACGCCTTTGGTATGCCGGTGAGGATGTTCATGCGCATCCAGGACGATGGCTCGCTCCACAAGTTCTCGTGGAGCATGGATGGCGAGAACTATCGGCAGGTCCTCTCGCAGAGTCGGACAGCGTGGCTCGCGGATGGCGGCATCGCGCGCGGCATCTTCATCCGACCCTACGCGACTTTCACCGGCATCACCGCCTTCTCGTGGGACGTGACGCCGTGAGCTTTGGCGATCGCATGGCCCCCTTCAACGCGGTCGATGGGCTGGGCTTCTGGGTTGGCACGACTCCCTACTACTTGTCGGCCGGCCGATACGGGAGCGGTGAGGGCGCGGTGGTCGTGCACGCGATCGATGGGCAGGTCGAGACGAAGCTGACCGTGAGCCTTGCGAACTACGGGGCGCCGCCGCTCGAGGTCGGGGAGCTCTGGGTCAAGCTCGCGAACAATACTTTCGATTCGACGACCGCAATCTTGCAGGCTGCGCTCCTCGAGCTCGGCGTGTTCGAGTTCACGGGCGACACCGTCGCGCAGGGGCAGGTCGAGAAGTACGCGGCGCGGTGGCGTTTCGCCCGCTGCAAGACGGATGGGCACGAGGGGGTCGAGATCGACTACACCGTCGAGTGCCGTGACTGCAAGGCGCGTATCAGGAAGGCTTACGAGGCCGGGAAGGTGCGGCTACTTGCTCGCGACTCGGTGCGCATGATCAAGCGCATGGGAAGGGCCGACCAATGGTAGGCACGATCTTCCCAGGGCAAGGCATCGAGGCGCGGAGGGAGACTCAGTCGGCGCACATCTATCACGGCGGCGCACACCCGATGACCGTCGATGTGGAGGGCTGGCGCGTCGAGGTGAACGCGGAGTGGTTCAAGCAAGAGGTGAAGAAGATCGTGCAGGAGGAGCTTCGCTTCGAGCATGACCGCGTGATCGAGGCGATGGCGAAGCTCCGCCCCGATGTCCTCGACGAGCTCCGCACGGTGCTTGAGGCCGCTGAGACCGTGAAGCGCTTGGAGGGACTATGAAGATCGCTTTCGTTGCTGACTGCCATCTCGGGAATCACAAGCGCTTCGGCGGCGACGTCGTCTCGAGCTTGAATGAGCGATGCCGTCTCACGCTCGGGGTCTTCGAGCGCGCGGTGCGGATCGCGAAGGAGGAGGGCTGCGGGACTTTCGTGGTCGCGGGAGACCTCTTCGACTACGCGCGGCCGGAAGCACCGCTCATCGCAGTCGTGCAAAGCATCCTCTCCAACGCGCAGCATCCCGTCCTCCTCGTCGGCAACCACGACAAGATCTCTACCGGCGAGGACGACCACGCCCTCGCGCCGCTGCGGCCCACGGGCGCACGGATCGTCGAGACCCCGACCCGCCTCGTGCTCGGAAAGCAGCGCCTTGAATTCCTCGCGGTGCCCTTTCAATCGGGCCACGCAAGAGAGTGGCTCGCCGGGGCGGTTCGTGGCATTGTGGCGTCGAGTGAGCCGGGCGCCCCTCCTCACCCCCCCGAGGGTGGCGGCGCCCGGCTCCTCGCTTTGCACCTCGGGATCAAGGACGCGAAGACCGCGCCTTGGCTGGCCGGCGCGGCGGACTCGATCGATGTCGACGTGCTCGATGCGATCTGCGCCGAGCACCACATCGCTTACGTCTTCGCCGGCAACTGGCACGACCGGCGTGAGTGGCGACTGAAGAAGAGCGGGGCCTATGTGCTCCAGCTCGGTGCGCTCTGCCCGACCGGATGGGACAACCCCGGCATCGATGGCTACGGCACGGTCGCTATCTTCGACCCCTCATCGGATGAGGTGGTGAAGGTCATCGAGGTCCCAGGTCCACGGTTCGTCAAAGTCACCGGGAAGAGGGAGGCGCAGGTCGAGATGGTGTCGGCGCGCAAGCGTGGGCACCAGCTCTTCGTGTCGTTCGACGCAAACCCCGACGACATGGCGGAGCTCACCACGCTCGTCGAGGCTGCGAAGGAGCGAAAGGACATTCATGCTGGCGAGGTGATCCCCAACAAGGAGGAGGCCTCGATCCAGGCGAAGAGTGCCGCCTTCGCCGCGAAGAGCGCGAAGACCTTGCACGAGGCTCTCGAGGGTTTCGTGCGGCGGATGCCGCTGCCCGACAACGTCAATCGAGGGTCAGTGCTCGAGCGGGCGCGAGGGTATCTCCGATGATGGCTGTCCTCGACTGGGCCGCCGAGCATTACGTGCTGGCGACGATCTTCTGCTTGATCGTCGCTTCAACCGTGGTTGAGACCGCACGCGCGCTGCGGGGGAGAAGCAAGTGAACATCGCTCGAATCGTCCTTCGTAACTTCATGGGCCATGATTCGACGACCCTTGACCTCCCTGAGCGGGGGATCGTGGCGGTCACCGGGGAGAACGGGGCCGGCAAGTCCTCGCTCGTTGAGGCTGTCGCGTGGTGCGGGTGGGGCAAGACGCTTCGCGAGGATGTCCCGTGGCGCGGGGATGCCGAGACCGAGTGCCGCGCGGAGATGGAGACCCTCCCCGACTTGCTCTACATCGAGCGCGCGCGGCTAGGATCGAAGACCACCCTCGAGTTCTCCGTGCCTCATCGCGCGGCAAAGCATGACACGGCGAAGGCAGCGCAGGCTGATCTCTTGCAGTCAATCGGCCCGTTCGACCTCTGGCGGCGAACACACGTCTTCTCGAGCCACGACGCGACGCACTTCACTCTCGCGACGGATGGCGAGCGGAAGCGGCTGATCGAGTCCTTTCTCGGTTGCGACCGCTTCGACCCCGCGCTCGAGGCTTGCCGCGCTGACCTGAAGGTGGCGCAGCGGAAGCTCGACGCGGCCACGCGACAGCACGAGGTCATGCTGGCCAAGCTCGAGGCAGAGCAAACGCGCCTCCGTGAGAGCAAGGCTGCACTAGCCTCGGCGCCATCGGCACGAGAGGTGAAGGTCACTGCGGGCAAGCCCATCGCCGACTACGACAAGCACATCACGGAGCTCAAGCGAGAGATCTACGCCATCGAGCAGAAGCTCCGCATGGCAGATCGCGCAGGCGGGGAGTACGAAGCAGCGGCTCGCTCCGCGAAGGTCATGCTCGAACGACTGCGCGCGGCCAAGTGCCCGACGTGCGCGCAGGACATTCCAGACGTGCTCCGCAAGGCAGAGCAGAAGAAGATCGACAAGGCGAACGCGGACGCACAAGCTGCGAAGGCCAAGGCACTCCAAGAGGTGGGCGACGTTGAGGCGACCATCGCCGAGCTCAACGCCGAGCTCGAGGGTATGCAGGCGCAGCGGACCGAGCGCGCGACGCAGATACGCCTCGAGCAGCAGGCGCAGCACGACGCAGAGCGCGCGGCCTCTCAGCGCCGGCAGCTCGAGGGAACGATCAAGGCGGCGACAGCGAACATCGCGCAGGCGAAGCACGAGCTCGTCGAGGCCGAAGAGGAGATAGACCTCGCGACCTCGGATGTAACCGAGCTCGTCGAAGTGGAGAAGGTCCTCGGCTTGAAGGGTGTCCGGTCCCATATCCTCGGGACCTCCCTCTCCGGTATCGAGGCTGTCGCGAATTCGTGGCTTGCTCGGTTGCGGCAGGGCGTGCAACTCGAGCTCCGGCCATACTCAGAGAAGGGGCCGGCCGACGCGATCTCGCTCAAAGTCTGCGGCCTCGGCCGCGGGACGTACAAGAGCACGAGCGGGGGCGAGCGCCGCCGCGTGGACGTGGCCCTGCTCCTCGCGCTGGGAGAGGTGGCCTCAGCCGCCGCGGGTGGTACGCCGGGCACGCTATTCTTCGATGAGGTCTTCGATTGCCTGGACGAGCCCGGAGTCGAGGGCGTCTGCGAGGTCCTCGCCGAGCTCGCGCAGACCCGCGCCGTGGTCGTCATCACACACTCCAAGCCGCTGATCGAAAAGCTGCGAGCCACGCGAAGGATGCGCATTGCGCGAGGTAAGGTCGAGGCGCTAGGGTAGGCTGTCACGATGAGCACAAGCATCCCCCCTCCGCACAAGCTGGCCGCCGTCACGCAGGCGTGGTCCGACCTGATCGATGCCCTCGGCTACGATCCGAAGGATCCGCACCTCGTCGAGTCCCCCGCTCGCGTCGCGCGGTTTCTCTGCGAATGGCACACGCGCGATGGGAAGCCTCCGCCGAAGCTCACGTGCTTCCCGAACGACGACCCGAAGATCGATGAGGTGGTCGCGACCGGGCGCATGCGCTTCTACTCGATGTGCGCGCACCATGGGCTTCCCTTCTTCGGTGAAGCCGCGATCGGCTACATCCC